CGCCCGGGCCGACGCCTCACCAACGACCGCTGCGCCCACATGCTGACCGCCGGCCTGGTGATCCAGGCGATCGACTCCTTGCCGAAGTCGCTGCGCCACCTTGGGCACTTCCTGTACTCGCCCGTGGCCAGCGGTAACGACCTGAGCATCTCCCATGGCCTGCTATGGCTTGGGAGCGGCCTGGAAGTGCTCACAGACCGAAAGAAGCAGCGCGCCTACTGGATGGCCATGGCTGCGCTCCAATCGCACAAAATCCTCGTCCACGGCGGCGAGGCGATGGGGCCGGGTGCGGTGTGCATGTTCGTCGAGGATCGCACAGGCGAGAAGATGAACCCGCAGAACTGGGCCAGGGACTGGCAAGAGGTATGGGATGCGCTCTGCTCCCAAGTCGACAAGCTCGACAAGCAGGCTCTCAAGCCAGTTGCTCGGGTGGTGGAAAGGCTCCGTGAGCGCAATGACGAGGCGCAGGAAATAGCCGCTTGACAGTTTGAGGAGAGTTTTGGCACTATTTCGCCATCGTCATAATTTCGCCTTTTGCGAAAACATCCTAAGCCCGGCCCAAAAAGCCGGGTTTTTTATTGCCCTTTGAGGCCCTCAAGAGTCCCGGCCATCGCGCCGGGTTTTTGTTCATGCACAGCGAGAGGTCGAGCATGGAGTTCTTCCACCGCCTGCTCGAGAAGTTCGACTGGATGATTGCGGGCCTATTGGGGGCCTTGGTCGCGACCCGGTGGCACAAGGACGACCTGACCGACCGAAAGGCCTGGCTGCTGTTCCTGTTCACCGGCATGGCCTGCGCCCACTACCTCACCGGCATGGTCAGCAATTACTTCGGCATCACCGAGCCCCGCAGCGTCGCGGGCGTGGGCTTTCTTCTCGGCACCTTTGGCGGTTCACTTATTGCCGCCATCAACCGAGCGATCAAAGCCGCCGATCTATGGTCTGTCATCAGGTCCAAGTTCGGAGGGCCTAGCTCATGACATACGAATACATCAACGCCATCGCGGCCGGCCTCATCGCCATATGGGCGACCTGGTGCGTGCTGAGCGGTAAGGTGCGTGACGGGGTGATCGGCAAGGTGCTGTACGCCGTCATCGCCATCAGCGGCTACGCCATCTTGGCCAGGTCCGAGCGCATGTTCTTCACCGCCAACACGGCCTGGGCGACGCTGATGGTGTCCCTGGCCCTAGCGGGCATGCGGCACATGTTCATGCTCACCTACTGGCCACGGGTCAAACGCTGGATCTGCCGGCACTTGGACTGCGAGCGGTGCAAACCGGCAGAGTGATCCGCGCCACAAAATCTAGGTGCGCCGTTTCGTGGCGCGGGAGAATCACATGGGTGATGTCGTAGAGCTGGAAGACATGCGACCCCATGTAGTCGTGCATGCCGCTGATGCTGCGCATGTCCTGCCCGTGTCTCTGCTGGAGGATGTCGCCAAGGGCGCCAAGTCATCCGAGATCCTCACCGAGCCGGTCATCCGGCGAATCATTGAAGAGTGGCTTGAGCTCACTTCGTAGGAATCACCATGACAGCAAAGCAACCCGACTGGGAGGCGATCGAACGCGCCTACCGGGCCGGGTCGCTTTCGGTTCGCGCTATTGGGGAATCTCAAGGCGTCAACCACGCCACCATCCTCAAGCGAGCGAAGAAGGAAGGGTGGGTTCGCGACCTGACCGAGCAAGTCAGGATAGCGACAAAGCAGAAGGTAACCACATCGGTAACCAGCACCAGTAACCAGTCACCACCGGTTACCGACGCCGATATCATCGACGAAGCATCCAGCCAGGCTGCTTCCGTAGTGCTCGCTCACCGCACCGGCCTCGCCAACTGGCGGTCGATCGCAGACAAGCTCTCGGTTGCTCTGGCCGAGATGGACGTCAACGAAGAGAACCTGGGCGACTTCTCCCGGGCGCTCAATGCTGGCGTCGATGCTCAGCTCAAGGTCATCAAGGGCGAGCGGCAGGCATATGGCCTGGACAGCGAGGAAGGAAACAAGACGGTTGACGAGCTCGCCGCCATGATGGACGAACTATCGAAGGATGCCTGACCATGAAGCCCGAGCACATGAAACTGCTCCGGGACCGGTTCTGGCGGCTGAACAACCTGTATTTCATCACGGACAAGCAGGGCAAGAAGGTCCGCTTCCGCATGACGCAGGAGCAGATCGATTACTTCCAGGGGATGCACACCCGCAACATCATCCTCAAGGCCCGGCAGCTGGGCTTCACCACTCTGGTCTGTATCGTCCAGTTGGATGCCGCGCTGTTTGAGGCGGCCAAGTGCGCCCTGATTGCCCACACGCTGAATGACGCCAAGCGCCTGTTCCGGGAAAAGGTGAAGTACGCCTACGATCACCTGCCCAAGGAGATCAAAGCGGCCAACCCGGCGCGCAACGATGCCGCGGGCGAACTGGTGTTCAGCAAGGGCGGGTCGCTGTACGTGTCCACCTCCTTCCGGGGTGGCACGCTGCGCTACCTGCACGTCTCCGAGTTCGGGAAGATCTGCGCCAAGTTCCCGCACAAGGCGCGCGAGATCGTCACTGGTGCGTTCGAGGCCGTGGCCGCTGAGTGCTTCGTCACCATCGAATCCACGGCTGAAGGCCGGGCCGGATACTTCTTTGACTACAGCCAGTCTGCCGAGAAGCAGCAGCTGGCCGGCGTGCCTCTGGGCCTGCTGGACTGGAAGTTCTTCTTCTTCAGCTGGTGGCGGAATCCGCTGTACTCGCTGGACCCTACCGACGTCACGATCCCGGACCGGCTGACAAAGTATTTCGACGACCTGGCCGCCAAGCACGGCATCGTCACCAACCCAGGCCAGCGCGCCTGGTACACCGCCAAGGAAAAGACCCTCGGCGACGACATGAAGCGCGAGTACCCGTCGATCCCTGCCGAAGCATTCCAGCAGACGATCGAAGGCGCCTACTACGCCAAGCAGTTCACCAAGCTCTACACCGCTCAGCGCATCGGCAAGCTGCCAGACAACAGCCACCTGCCGGTGCACACCTTCTGGGACATCGGTGTCGGCGACTCAACGGCAATCTGGTTCGTCCGGATCGTCGGTGAAGAATTCCACGTCATCGACTTCTACCAGAACAGCGGAGAGGGCCTGCGGCACTACATGAAGGTGCTCAAGGATCGCGGATACACCTACGGCGAGCACTGGGGCCCCCACGACATCGACAACCGGGAATTTGGAAGCGACGGCAAGACTCGGCGCGAAATCGCGCGAGAGGGCTACGAGATCGACGGACAGCGCTATTCGCTCACCTTCCAGGTGGTGCCAAAGCTGAGCATCGACGAAGGCATCGAGCAGGCGCGGGAGATTCTGCCTCGCTGCGCCTTCGATGAGGCCAAGTGCGAGGAGGGCATCACCGCCTTGGAGAGCTACCGCAAGGAATGGGACGACAAGCGCGGCTGCTGGAAAGACAAGCCGCTCCATGACTGGTCATCCCACCCGTCCGACGCCTTCCGCTACTTCGCCGTAGCCAAAACCAAGCGCTCCAGGGTTGAGCACATACCCGTCACGTTCACATTCTGAGGCCACCATGCCGAATTACAGCGCTACCCGGCAGGAGTACAACGACGCTCTGCCGAGCTGGCGCCTGGTCAAGCGATGCGTGGCCGGCGCCCGAGAGGTGCGAAAGCACGACGAATATCTGCCAATGCCGGACCCGACGAACCAGTCGCCGGAAAACCTCGAGCGTTACCGCCAGCTGAAGAAGCGGGCCATGTTCCTCAACGTGACCGGGCGCACGCGCACCGGCCTGCTGGGGGCCGTGTTCCGAAAAACGGCTGAGGTGCAGCTGCCATCTGGCGTGCAGTATCTGCTGGAGAACGCCAGCGGCGACGGCACCAGCCTCGAACAACTGTCCAAGGAGGCCGTAGGCGAGTGCCTGGACACTGGTCGCGGCGGGTTCCTGGCCGATTACCCCAAGCTGGAAGGCGAGAGCGGCCGACCACGCACAGCAGCAGAGTCTGCTGGCAATCAGGCCTGGGTGCACCATTACCCGGCCGAGAGCATCGTCAACTGGCGCGAGGATGTGGTTCAGGGGCGCAAGCGGCTCACCCTGGTTGTGCTGCGTGAGCTGATCAACAAGCCCAGCGAAGATGGCTTCACCTTCGACCCGGTGGAGCAATACCGCGCACTCTTTCTCGAAGGTGGCGTCTACAAGCAGCGCGTCTACAGCGAGGACACACCGGAAGGCGAGGAGAGCATTCCCGCCGACCAGGCGGGCCAGGTCTTTGACCACATCCCATTCCACTTCTACGGCGCCGAGAACAACGACGCTGCGGTAGACAAGGGTCCGCTGGAAGACATCGCAGACGTCAACATCCTGCACTACGGCAACAGTGCCACGGTGGAGGAGGCAGGCTTCATCAGCTCGCAGCCGACGCTGTTCATGACCACCAGCATCACGCCGGATGACTTCGCCAAGTTCAACCCGAACGGCGTGCACATCGGCTCTCGACGCGGGATCAACCTGGGCGCCCAAGGCAGCGCCACCATGCTGCAGGCAAAGGAAACCCAGCTCGCTCTGGAGCTGATGCGCGACAAGCAGGACCAGATGCTGATGATCGGCGCCCGCATCGTCCAGAAGGGCGGCGGTGCCGAGACGGCAGAGGCCGTGCGCATCCGCTACAGCTCGGACAACAGCGTACTTGGCACCATCGCCGGGAACGTGTCCGAGGCGCTGAAGCTGGCCATTCTCGATGCCGAGCGCTTCATGATCGGCCAGCCGGACCTGACCGGGACTGTGTTCTGGCTCAACCAGGAGTTCTTCGACGAGGCCATGGACGCTCAGATGATCCTTGCCCAGGTGCAGTTGTGGCAGCAGGGCATCATCGCGAAGAAGGATCTGCGCACCAACCTGCGGCAGGCCGGCACCATCGAGTCGGACCGCACGGACGACGATATCGACGACGACATCGAGGCCCAGCCGCCGGTAGCGACCAGCGACCTGGTGACCGGTGGCGAAGATGAGCAGTGAAGGCTATCTGGCTGACGCGGCGACCCGCCACCAGGTCTACGTCCAGCGGTACGCGGCTGGCAACCTGAAGCGTGTGGCCAAGTTCATCACCAAGGCCATCAACACGGCAAAGACTGCCGTTCGCGGCGGCCTGAGCGCCTACGGCACGCGCCGTTACACCAGCGAGATCGACGCCTTGCAGCGCGACCTGCAGGGCATATACAGCGACCTCAAGGGCCAGGCAATGCTGGATCTTGGCGAGTTTGCCGGGTACGAGTCGGCGTTCAGCGCGCGCATGCTTGGCCAAGTGGTCACCGCAGTGGTCCAGACACAGGTTCCGGCCGCTGACCTTGTCGCAGCTGCTGCGCTGGCTGAGCCAATGCAGCTTGAGGCCCGGGCTGGGGTGCAGCGAATCAGCATTGCCGGTGCTCTCGACCAGTTCGGTACCGCCAAGTCGGCACAGATCGTGGGTGAAATCCAGATCGGTTCCGCCCTGGGCGAAACCAGCCAGCAGATCACGCGGCGCCTGACCAGCATGCACCAGCTGCAGCAGGACCAGGCATCAGCGCTGGTGCGCACCATGACCAACCACATTGCTAGCACGGCGCGGGCCGAGACGTTCAAGGCCAACGAGGACATCCTGGCCGGGAAGCGACGCATCGCCACGCTGGACGGGCGCACATCGCCGTTCTGCCGGTCGATCGATAACACGGTGGTGCCATTCAGCGCACCGTCGCCGCCTTTCCACTGGAACTGCCGGACCTCCGAGATACCGGTGCTCAAACCCGAATTTGAGCGTGAGATACCGGGCTCGGTCAGGCCGGCAGTGGGGCCGGATGGCGCTGAGCAGGTGTCGAGCAAGACGACATACCAGCAGTGGCTCGCCCGCCAGCCTGCCACGTTCCAGATCGATGTCCTTGGGCCGGCCCGCTACAAGCTGTTCAGCAAGGGCGAGCTGACCCTGGACAAGTTCGTGGACCAGAACGGCAAGCAGATCACGCTGGACGAGCTTAGACAGCTTGAACCGCGCGCCTTCGAGCGCGCAGGACTTTGAACAGCCGGCCATGAGCCGGTTTTTTTACGCCCGCGGCTGAGCCAACGGCAAATCATCCGGGGGAT